TCGGCAATGCTTGTGAGCATCACCCGCAAACCTTTGCCGTTTACTGTACTGATGCAAATCGGTGAGATCACTTCTTTGACTTTGGCTTCTTGGCAGTCTTGGCGGCCAGCTTGAAGTCAGCAGCGGATGGCGCGGCTTTGGAGCCGACCCTGTTCATCTTCTCGCCGCTGCCTGCCGCTATGCGTTTTTGCTTGGCGTTAATGTTGGCATAAAGCCCAGGTTTAGTTTTCATTTTCTCTTCCCGATCTTGATCACCAGCATGGGCATATCTTCGCCTTCCATGGCGTTATTCTCGCCAGCCTCGTAATCGTCACCCTCATCGCCCTCGGCCACCCAAGCATCACAGGTGCGACTAGCGGCGCACTTGAAGTCGAATATCTCGCAGTAACCTAAATCAGCCTTCTCAATAAACTCCTCGGCATCGCCCTCATCCCCAATGCCCTTGGAGATGCAATCAAGCATCGACTCTTCCTGGTTGAAAGCCGCGCAGTTACCGCAAACGCTCATCTTTGCTTCTTCTGGCTCAATTTCCCACTCTTGCGCTTTCTCCATCCAAAACTGCTTGTTTGGCAGATCAGGATTCTCAGGACCATAGTTGGCAGAGTCAATCGCCTTACCGCGATTCTTTAAGTTGATCGTAATGTCTTGAGTGGCAAGGGGGCAACTCTCCTCGCCCTCCTCGTCACCCATCAACTGATCCATAGTTTGCTTGATCGTTGCCATTACTTCATCCCCTTGGACTTCATGTTCTTAGCAGTACGGCTACCCTTAACAGGCATCTTGGACATGGACATCACCAAGGCCACAGGCATAGCCTGCTTTGAACCCTTTGCCATCTTGCCGCCCATCGCCTTACCACCGGTCTTTGCTGTCTTTTTCATCATCATGATTTCACTCCTTTAAAGAATTAACGAATTATGCAACCCTTGAGAGCTTCCTACGCAAAGGCTGATTCCACTTGGTAGAAGACGCCGATCCATACATCCCCACCACCGCATCAGACGCAAACGTCAAACAAAACGCATCAGCGCGGTCAGGACTGGCCAGTCCACGCTTTCTGATCTCATCCTTACCCTCAATCTGAATCTTGCCGCTGGACGTAAACGAATACCTCACAGTCGCCAGCTCAGCTATCAACAGCTCGTCTTTGGGCATCGTACAGTCCCGCGACTCTAACCACGCCTTGGCCTTGTGCCACAACTCGGCCTTCAAATTACGATATGTATTGCCCATAGCGGGTGACTCTGACACGTTAATGCCGCGAGCTGGAAGATTCAACTCTTTCAACCGATCTACCACTCCGGCGCCCAAGCCAATCGAATCCACCAATATCTCCTGTGGGCGCTCGCTTGGCGGCAATATCTCATACTCAGCCACCACCGCGCCAGTGAGCTGCATCAAGTCCAAATTCTTCCAAGTCTTAATAGACTCAGTAACAGCATTCCCCTTGCGCTTGCACAGCGCCGACCTGTCAGAGCCAAAACGCGCAACGTCCAACCCCCACACCAAGGGCGCGTGCTGGCTCGGCGCAACATCTCGACTTGTCGCCAAGTCCAGCAGCTCCATCGGTATGACTGTATCGTCATCACTTCTCGGAAACTCACCCAGTACGCGGATGCGGTAGGCGTTGCTCTCCTCGCCGTACCGCGCCTTCATCTCCTCTATATACGCCTCGCTGACCCTTGGCGAGTCAACGCAACTCACCCGCATCGTGATCCAGTCAGAGGCCAAGCGGTTATGCGTATCAAAGAAGAAACCGCTGGAACGCACCGGGTTTCCTAGCAACAGCGTCACAGCGTTATGACCTGACATAGAACCTGATGCCGCCTCAAATACCTGTTCGGGTATGCCGCTGGCCTCATCTCCCACCAGCATCACATGATCTGAGTGAACCCCTTGGAGTGCTTCGGGTTGCTCTGCGCGGCTAGTCCTAGCTGAGATAAAAGCCTCGTTGTTGGCGTCCTTGACCTCAATCCTGTCCTGCTTAACCTCCAGCTGATCCTGCAACATCGGCGGCAGTACCTTTACCCAACGCTTAACTTCGGCAAATAGCGCGTCATACAACTGGCTGCTGGTGGGCGCAGTAACCACCACCTTGACAGGAAAGCGCAGGAATAGATACCAGATCATCGCCCAGGCGCTGGCGGTGGACTTACCAACTCCATGTCCACTTCTTACGCTTATGCGTCTATTGCCTGCGGCAATGTGGTTGAGGAACTCCACTTGCCATGGGTCAGGCTCAGTGTTCAGTACCTCTCTGACAAACAGCACAGGGTTGTTGCGGTATAGCTTGACGAATTCAACAAATGGGTTATTCGCCACCAAGTCATCAGAAATTTTTTTCGGGACGGCCTTTGTAGCGGTGGGGGTATAGGGGGTGGGGGGCGTCATGGCGATACCTGTTTGGGTGCTGCATCAGCCGCCCCCGCCGCCGCGAGCAAAGGGGGGGTCATCGCGCCGGCGCCAGCCGCGGCCAGCCGCCGGATGCCAGTAAACAGCTGAAAAGTTATCCACAGGTCGATACGTCTGCAAGTCATTGATCTATATGCTTTCTTACATGAGACTTACATAATCGGCTTAACACGATGACTATTATGTTAACTTTATTGTGGATAACTACAGCGATTCTGCTTAATAAACAGGCAGTTTGCGGTTGTCCACAGGCCAGTGTGTACATCATGCGCCATTTTCTGTGGATAAGTCATCGATGACCTCGACATGGCGCAGTGCCGCCATGCGTAGGTCTTGCACGTTGATGTTGATCTGTTGCGCCTTTTGTAAGCCATAAGTTTTCTGATCCCACCGCTCGGCCAGCCACTGCCGCGTGCGGATGCGCTGGACATCGCGCTGCGGATTGCTGTCTGCCATGCTGTCTGCAATGGTCATAGTCTCCACCGCGAGCTTATCAGCGGCTTTCGCGCGCGCACGCGCAATTATAGTGGGATCGGTATCTTCTATCCACTGTTCAAGCGCCCTGCGCCCAATGCCGAGCTCGTAGCAGATCATCGTCTGCGACTTGCCTACCTCAAGCATTGACACGATCATGTCGTCTGGCAGTTCTTCCAGCAATTCCATGTCCTGTTTGAACTTAGGTCGCCCAGCCATGCTTAACCCCTCTTTAAAGCCGTTTTAACGCGCTGAACTGTGTCCAGCACCCATTGACGTACAAATGCCGCTATGAGCTTAAATTGAGCCATCTCTGAACCTCTCTGCTTGTTTAGAGTCAAACTTATATTCGATGCTGTCATTGTCGCTGAAAGTGAGGTCATCAACAAAGTCATCAAAGCCTGTTTCGCCACCGAGCTTGTGCTTGTACTTGGTGACTTGAGCTGTTGGCACAAGCGCCTTGGCTTTGATCAGATGCTGAACTCCCTCATCGGACATGAACACCTCCATTTCCTGCATCGACCAGATGTGATGATTCGCCAGGTCCTGACGCTGAGTCTGTATCGCCACAGCCTCGTTGACCGATCTCACGATCACCATAGTCTGGCCATTCTGCATCTGCCACTCAATTCTCGGTATGCCTACATCCGCTGGCTCGCAACCATCTTCGGTTGCCAGTTGATCCAGTGCGGCATATGCCCTGATCATTCCCGCCACGCTGGAATCGAACTTCGCCCGATCTTTGGCCTCCATCGCCTGGTGCAATCTGCTGTTCTGAATCCAGAATTTCTCCCTCACCTCACTGTTTACCAAAGTACACAGTCGGTTTTCTCCCCATTTCCTATCTGCCGCCGCTTTGACCGACTCTAATTCCACCAACTTTGATTGAACGTGAATCGTCCAAGGGTCTGCCTTTGGACTGAGTGTCTCCACCACTGGATGCTTGTTTGCTGATCTCTTTGTCGCCATATCTCAATTCCCTATTTTGGTGCAACTTGGTCACATACAGTGGTAACAAACCTCCGAGTCTTAGACTCTCGGTTTGTTACTTGTTACCTGTACGGAACAAACAAGTTACGTTTGTTACCTGTTTGTTACTTGTTACTGTGTATATATCCAGCATCAAAGTCCATTGATTTATGCTGCATCCATACATAGTCGTCCCTGATATCCCCCTCGCCTGACTTCTGCAAATCGTCCTTGGCACGCTTCCATGCCATCTTGAATGAGGCTTTATCCTCATCAGTGCAACCCATCTTTGACCACAATTCCTGCCTCCATAGCTCCAGCTTGATTGCATGGCGTTGTAAACCTTCTATGTACTTTGGTGATCCATGCTCTTTGACCATTTTCTCTAAACACTGCATCGCAATACGCTGATTCTTGCCACTTCCCGCGTTGCTCTTGCCTGCCTTTTTAGGCTGTTCATTGACGGCTGAATCGCTGGCCTGCACCGCCAGGCTTATGACTGCTTCTGTCAATCCAAGTCCTGCTGCCTTGATCTCTACCTCAACCATCTCAAAGCCAAATCGCTCATCTTGGACCCCATCTTTCTGCTTGCTAATGGTGAGTACACCTTTCAATTGACCCTCAAATCTGAGCAGTTCAAGCTCTGTATCTACTGCGCCAAGCAGTGAAGAACTACCCCTCATTCCTTTGGCTACATCCTTTCCTGAGTGGTGCAAGACCATCAAGGCGCAATTAAGAAACTCTTGAATCTTGCCCATGGACACTACAAAGGCCATCATGTCGGCGGTGTCGTTCTCGTTGCCGCCGCCAAAGGCTCTGGCTAAGGTATCCACAATGGCCAATCTGAACTCCATGCCTGTCTGCTCCACCAGCTGCACCACTGCCATCATCAAGGCGTTGAAGTCCTCGGCGCTGGACCTGAGGTTGAGCTGGTGGCGCACTACATATATGGGTGCGCCGTCCTCGGTTTGGTGGTGAATCTTGATCGCCTTAATCCTTGCGCCGACTCCCCCAAAGCCCTCGCCACATATATAAAGCACAGGACCTGGCTTCCTTACCTCCTTGCCCATCCATGACCTGCCTGTCGCTATGGCCTCGGCAATATCCAAGGCTAGGAATGACTTGAATGAACCAGGTGCGCCCCACAGCGCCGAGAAACTAAGCGCAGGTAGGACATCCTGTATCAACCACTCAACTGGCTCATCCTGTATTGAGTCCCAATGCTCAATCTTGATGGTCTTGACGGGTTTTGGTTTGTCTGCCTGCTTTGGCGGGTCGGATGCGAACTCATGTTCAATTTCTGCCTGTTTCTGTACATGAGAATCCTGATCTGTATAGATTTCGTCTTTTTTTGTACTTAATGCGCTAATCGCCTGTAGCCTTTCGGGTATCGTTACATCGTCCACACTGGTGAGCCTTGGCGCCGCCTTGACCAGCGCCGCCAGCTCCGATCTGCCGCCACCTGCCTCAATGAACTCGTAGGCGTCATCGCCTTGCTCTTGCAGTCCAAGGTCTACGACCTTGACCGCCTTGGCGATAGGCAGGATGGCCTCTGCTGCCTTGCGTGCGTATGACCAGCCTGAGATATCGTTGTCCGGCAGGATCACCACATTGGCGCCAGCAAAGTATTCGCTTATCGCGTCCGGCCAGTGACCTGCACCACTGTGAGCTGTGGTGGCGGCCACACCGAGACTGGTCAATGCGTCTACTGCTTTCTCGCCTTCGGCCAGATAAATTATTCTTCCCGCTGTCTTCGCGTCCAGCAGATCGGGTAGCTTGTAGGGGACTATGCGTGCGTCACCAAGCGTAGGGTAGCGCTTGCCGTCACTATCAACTTTGTAGAGCCTATAAGTCTTTCCAGACTCCCCTACACGCAGCCGGTGCTTAACAAACACTGTGACGCGGTCCTCGTCCTGATACTGCCACTCCTGCTGGAATTCCACTTTGGGTAATGGCTTAATGTTGGCGAGTGGATCGGGGCGTTCTTCTAATTCGGGTAAGAGCTGCATATCCCTGATCGTTTGGAATACTGACTCCTGAGTGCAGCCACCATGACAGTGGAATAAAACCTTGCCCTCATCATCGATGTGTACGCTCAGTGATGGGTTTTTGTCGCCGTTGCCTTTGCCGTGACTTGGTACTGGGCATGACGCTACCCATTGGCCGTTAGCTCTCTTGGCGTTGCCCAAGCTCTTGGCTATTTGTTCTGCTTGCATATTGCCTCTACTTCTTGTATGCGTTGCCCGATCCACGCCATGACAGGCACTGCCATGCTGTTGCCCAATGCTTTGTAGCGCGGACCATCAGGCGTAGGTTTGTTTTTGCTTTTGATGTCGGTGTAGCTGTCGGGAAAGCCTTGGAGTCTCTCGCATTCAATTGGCGTGAGTCTTCTGACGGCCATTGATGATTGATATACCGAATACACCTGTTGTGTGACTTCAGATGACTGAGGCGATCTGCTTGGATCATTGGCGGCGGTAAGGGTTGGCGCGACAACTGATTGCACTATTGCCGTACCGCCTTGATGCATTGCAGGATTACTTGCTGACGCATCCAAAGTCTTTGTGGCATCAGCATCGGTGACATGAATGTCTTCTTTCAATGCACCTTTGCCTGGAGAAATGTTGTATGCAATGGGTTGCGCCACACCAATACCACCTTGATTGCATGATGGATCAAGACCCCTTGATGTATCCAATGCCTTTGAAACATCAACTTCATTGCAACCACTAGCAGGGTTTGCGCTTTTCATGCTGTTGCTTGAAAGACTATCAAAGGCGTAAGCAATAGGTTGCGCCACACCATGCACACCTGTGGCGTTGAGCGTGTACATTGGACCGCCATCAGTAAACCCATCGCCGTTGCCGCCGTTGTGAGGTTGCCGTCCAATGGTGTTCTCTGCAAGGGCAATGGGTTGCAATACGGCTTTACCCTCTTTAACCCATTCATTACTGCCCCACTTTTCTGCATCGGTAGCGCATAAGGTATTCATTAAGTCAGGATCACCACTACTGCTTATGCCAATAAATCTTGAAACTACTTGTGAATCGTAGTTTCCGTTATGGCCTATTCCTCTACCTGGAATTCCTTTGTCAAGAGTTCCTGCGACATCATAGTCACTGACATCAACGCCTTTTCTAACTGATCCGGTAACACCTTGCCTCTTTTCTCTGCTCGGCGCAGGATGCCCTTGCAGGCTGTGGCGCTCAAAAAGAACCGCTGCGGCAAGTCGCCAATCTCCAAGGTATCCGACAACGAACACACGGCGGCGCCGCTGTGCCACTCCAAAGAACTGAGCGTCAAGCACCCTGTATGCGAACCCATACCCGCATTCTGCCAACCCTCCGAGGAAGCTACCAAAGTCCCGTCCTCCATTGGAGGACAAAACGCCGGGGACGTTCTCCCAGACCAGCCAGTTGGGGCGATATCGTTTAGCAATGGCAAGATAGGTAAGCATGAGGTTGCCACGAGGGTCATCCAATCCTTTTCTGAGTCCTGCGACTGAGAATGATTGGCAGGGAGTTCCTCCGACGAGAACATCGACATCTGAGACATTTGTCCACTCCTTAAATTTGGTCATGTCGCCAAGGTTTGGCGTATTTGGGTAATGATGTGCAAGCACTTCTGATGGGAATCTTTCGATCTCCGAATACGCTACTGCTTCCCAACCAAGGGGATGCCATGCTACTGTTGCCGCCTCAATACCACTGCATAGTGAGAGATATTTCATGTTGTATTTTTTTAGAGGAAAAAAAAGCCGAGGCTGTTACACCTCGGCACTTACTTGCTACTACTTAAAACATTTCGTCATCTTCTACTGCCGCGGCCATCACTGACTTCTTAGGCGCAGGAGCTGGCGCAGCCTTTGGCACAGGAGCTGGTGGCGCAGCCACTTGTGCGGTGTAGTCCTCATCGCTTTGCCCCATACCGGCAGGCTTATCAATCCAACTGACGATGGTGAAGTTGGGGATGCGTGTAGTGCCTTTGCCGATCTTCTCCAGCTTGCTGCCGGTGTACTCCAGCACAGGCATCTTGTTGGGATTGGCGGCACGTTGTGCGGCGCACTCGGTGTAGAGTTTTTCTAGGCCCATGTTAGGTCCCACTCCTGATGACGACCACTCACAAGTACCGATTTCCTTGTTGTACAGAGTGATGATGAAACCGCGCTTGTGGTCAGGTGTAGGCTGTGAACCTTTCTTACCCAATTCAGAATCGGGTTGCCAGTCGCGAATGCCGACACCAAGTTGGAGCCAGCCTGTCTGCACACCATCGATGTCAAACACTACCTTCTTGAGTTGGATTTCTTCGCCGAGACTATTTGTCCAGGCATTTGCTTGTGGGCTGAATCGAATGTAGTTTCCATTACCGCCGCCGGATGAGAGATTTAACATTTTGCGTTTTGCTTTCTAAGTTTGGGTTTGCATTATTGACTCAAGCCACGATCTTTTGTGAGAGTGAGTCCACTTGATACCTTGGCCGTCAGTGCGTCCAAGATAACTCTTTGATCCTTTGCAAGCAGTTTCTCTGCTTGCGTAGGAGAAATCAATTCAGTTTCAAATATCTGTGAGTCTGTAAGCCCTGCGTCAGTAAGAGCCTGACGCGCCGCTGTTGAGTCAATCCATTTGCGGCTGGCGCGTTTAGGTTGTAGC